TGTCGATGTAACGGCTTTCTTCTGCTGGCAATAACTTTCCGCGACGTAAACGACCATGGGATATATTTGCTCTCATAGCATCGTGACGCTGTTGTTGCTCATGGTTGTTCATCTCAAATGACTGGAACATTGGAACATAACCAAGTTTGTGAACATTTATCGCTATCTGTAGAGCAATTTGTGACTTACCAGTCTTTGGTGGAGCAATGATGGTTATCAACTGACCACCCTGTAGTCCTGCAGTTGCTTCATCTATCTTTTCAAAACCAGTAGGAATCCCTAAAAACTTCTTACTCTGTAACGCTTTGTAATCTTCATAGCGCTGTTCTGTGTTCTTAGATAGGTCAACTTCATGAGTGCCGAGAACACCCTGCTCATTGACTTTTGCAATTGCCTGCTCCATAGCAAGCAACGCGGCATTGTGATTGTTGTCTTGCAATAGTTCAACAGCATTTTCAAGACCTTGACGAGTGAGAAGTCGACGACGGAAGTCGACCATCGTGTCAAGCAGATACTCAACGCTATCTTGAACATCTAAAACTTTATAATTTGGATAGTGGTCTTTTACAGTTGTTGCTGTAGGTACTTCGCGGTATTCACTGTAGTGCTTGCGAACAAATGACCAGACTTTGCGATTGTCGTCATCTAAGAACCATGCGTCTTGAACGCCACGTGAAAGTGCAGGAACAATGTCACGGTCACGTATTACTTTACTGACCAGACGGTGTTCATTGTCTGCTGCCATGTCGCCCCCTCTAGGCTCTTAAAGATTGGCTAGTTCTACTCCTGCTGACCCATATCGTGCAACTCGTTCGGGTTTGTCAATGACTCCCTTTAGGTTTGGTCGATACGGAAGCGCTGCAACTAACTCCTCTATGTCTTCGTATAACTGCCAGTAGTTAAATGGATTAACTACACGGCGTTCCAACTTCTCAAAGGCTTTGTCAAGAAGTTCTTCTGACCAACCCTCTGATTCAAAACCAGCAAGTTCTAAAGAAATGCCGTAGTTATTGGCAAGTATCCACAATTTGTTGGCTGAAAGCAAATCCACATCTCCAACTTTATAAGAAATCTTCTTTCCTAAAAGTCTACGACTTTCTTCTTCAACTAGTTTAATAACTACATCGGTTGTAGCAATTACCTGCGGAGAGGAGACGTTTGATATGTCTCCGTTTTTCATAAGACTTCTATCTTAGCGTATTTAACAACAAACTCTCTAAACTTCTCTGCGTTATCACTAGCCTCCAACGCAAGTTCTTCAGGGACTTCTCCTGGAACAAGAATGGAATAGTGACCTTCATTCATGTACATACGGTCTTCTACAAATCTTGTATGTTTGCAATTAAATTGTTTTTTCCATTTAGGGCAACTACAACGTAGTTTCTTTGTTTCAGTATCGACTTCTACTTCAAAAATTCCAGCAGCCTGTGCAGAGATAAACAGTTGAACTGTTCTCCAAGAAGTCCTCATGCTGCTCTCTTTCATTGCGCTCCTCTAAGGTCAGAACCAAGAATAGGAACACGAACAAAGGCTTCGTTAGCAAAACTTGCCATAGCCTCTCGGTACTGCGCTTCCCAGTTCTCCAGCATGACATTGGTCGTTACTATCGTTGGTAACGCCTTGTCATACCGTGCCCGTAGTATCTCATCGAACGAGGTGTCGTCGTACTTTGAACCGTATTCTTTTCCTAGGTCGTCAATAACAAGAATCCGAACGTTTAAAAAGTCAAACTTAGAGCGACCATGAAGCCCATCGATTTCATAAACCATTTGCTTTTTGTCTTCGGGGTCCGCATCAAATGTCGATTTTTTCTTTGAAAGAAATTCAGGATAGGTCATGTAATAAATGGGGCGAGCATTGAGCCCATAGTCGCTCGCATTCATACCCAAAATCTTACGAGCAGTCTCGTCGTCATCTGGGAGACGTCGGACCACCTCCATAGCGGCAACAACAGCGTGAGTTGTTTTGCCTATGCCAGGCCCTCCATCAAAGAGCATACCTACACCATTGATTCCGATGTTGCCAATCTGCTTGATTACTTCGCCGTTTATAACGTCATCAATCCACTGCAGGTACTGCTGCGGAACAGTTCCACTACGCTCTTCTAAATCAGGTATGCCTAAACCTAGAAAGCGACGTGGAATATTCGAAGTTCGCAAAAGCCAATGCTTTTTCAATGACGACAATTGGTTCACGTCGTACACTATTGGGCTCCCCTCAATTTCTTTTCATAGCGTTCTAGTTGCGCTCTTCCAGACAATGAATTTTGAAACTCACTACCATCACTAGCAACGAGTGTCCCAATCTTAACCATAGGTTCTTTTATTGGCGCAACTTTGCCAAGTCCGAGGTTCTCTCGTGCTTGGTTCATCTTTTTGCCAAATGATGCTAAATAAAGTTTGTAAAGATGCGGAGCCTCATCACCAATCTGTTTAAAATTACTTTCATCTGCCATAAACAATCTGAGCAGTTCAAGTTCAATCAGTGGTGTTGTTCCGTATTGCTTTCTAAACTTTGCAAGGGCTCCTGATAGTGCTTTGACATTGACGGTCCCTGGGAGTAGGGGGTACTTGCGCCCAACGCGATAAGAAAACTCTGCAGCGACATCCATTGCGGTCCACTCATGCTCTGGCCTCTTACCACGAGTCTTGGGGTCACGCTTTGAGAGTTTTTGCTTGGGGACATCCCTTGGCTCAATAAGTCCAAAGCCTGCCAAATCCTCTCCATCATCAAATCCTTTCATAAGCACCTTTATCTCCTTCAGTGGCGCAGTATGCGTCACAAAGTCTTTTAATTTATTACTATCTTGGCTATTAGGTACTAATGGCTTAATAGTAGATTGGCTACGTGACCTATAGTCATGTGAGGCGTGGACATTAGAGTCCCCTAAGTTTTTAGGGTTAGGGAACTCTAGAGTCCTATAGGAGTTGAGTCGGTATATATCAACTCCACGATACCCATTAGCCCTCTTAGTCCTAATTCTAGAAACAAAGCCCTGACCTTCTAAAGCCTTCAGAGCCCTTCTGACGGTCTTGTTATGGACCTTACCCGTCTCACTACAGAGGCGCTCTACTGAGGCCTTCACGACCCCCTCAGAGCCCGCTAAATGGCATAGAACCACCAGTAGTCGGAACTGATAATCTGTTAATGGCGCCGAAAACGCCCCCTCTGGAATGTGCACGTTACTCCTTGTTGAACGGGTTTATATCTTTCTTTCCTTCGTCTTCTTTTATTTTAGCCTCAATAGTCTTAGTTATAACATCCAGGACTCCAGCAGTGATGTACGTGGCAAATGACTCAATAAAGTTACTCAGAGCCTCCTGCATCTCTTCATAGAGGATATCTGTATCATCTTCGTCGTCGAAGTCGACTTCAATGACGTCCAACCCATCTTCGATATTCCATGTCTCAACTGCAAGGTCTTCAACGGCATGGAGGGTCAGATGAGCCTCAATACACTCGTCCCAAACCATTGCAAGAACATCCTCAGATGTCACCTCTCGAAGAATCTCTTTGGTCGGATTACTGCACATCGTTATGTCGTTAGCATTGAGAATTAGGTTGTCGATTCCCTCATCGCCATCTGTAAAGAACAAGTGATACTTGGCTTTGCTGTCTGTCAATACTTGATGTGAGGTTTCAGTGAACTTAGAAAATGAAGGTACTACAGGCAGAACAACCGTTACATTGGAGTTTAGTTGAAGCAACCGTCTTAGACCATCAGTTACATCTGCATCTTTAAACGGTAATACGATGATTCTCTTCATTTTTCTCCTATAGTCGTGGTAGTCGTTGCACAACGGCTGGTTTATTTAAGTATTTACCCAACATCAATGACAAGAAGGTTGCTGCTGGAACAGTTACTAATAGCGATTTATCCAATTCATAAAATACATACATACCGCCAAAACTTAATGGCAGAGTAAAGAAAACATTTATATATGACTTGCCTATCCATGCTCCAAGAATGCTTAAATCAAGTAATTCAAGAAGATATGTGACGGCAAATCCTGTTAATAGAGTAGCAATCAAAAGGTCGGTCATGACCTAACTCTATACCGATAGTCGGGTGTACTCAACTCCGTCGTAGGTGGACAGTCTCCAGTAGCAGTTTGCAGGAACCCAAGAATCTAGCGTCTGAGATAGACGAGGTAACTTGATGGCCTTATTTACATAAGCGTGAGAGGTTGACTCGTGGGCTGTGCTTTCCCACACAACTCCAAATTGACTTGAAAGGCTACCGTCAAAATAGTCTGTTGCTTTAAAACTTTGTTCTAACTGGAACGCATCTACCCATGCGTAGACTCCAGAAGCCGTGTCAAAATCTAAAGTTACTGTGTAAGTTAGTTCTCCTGACACGTCTGCATTATCTACGAATGCCGTTACTGTGTAACGTTCCCAACTAGTTGACAAGGTAAATGTTTCAGT